TTAAAGACATCAAAGCCACTGAAATTAAATTCAATGGCCGAGGTAATGACAATCTGATACTGCTAAAAACTTACTAAATAATGGGGCAAGGAGCCCCATTATGGCAGATCAAACTTTAGACCCACTTAAAAAACAACTGATTGAATATGTGCAGTTACAATTGGCCAGCGGCATAATTGATGTCGAAATGGACCCTGCACATTACGAAGCAGCTTATCAAAGAACTATTGGTGTATATCGTCAAAGAGCACAAAATGCCTACGAAGAGAGTTATAGCTTCATGCAACTGTTAAACGATGTTAACGAATATACTTTGCCTCAAGAAGTTATTTCAGTTAGACAAATTTTTCGTCGGACAATAGGGCTCGGCACAGCAGGTGGCGGCACTAGTTTTGATCCATTTGGCGCAGCTACGCTGAATGTGTACTTGCTAAACTTTAATCAAGCAGGCGGCGGCCTAGCCACTTACGATTTTTATCAACAATATGTAGAATTAGCTGCTCGTATGTTTGGTGGGTATATTAATTACACATTTAATCCTGTAACTAAACGGTTACAATTAATTCGAGATCCGCGGGGCACAGGCGAGGTCGTGTTATTATGGACTTATAATCTCAGACCTGAAATTGTACTGTTAAGCGATTATCAGATATCACAGTGGATTCGCGATCATATGGTAGGTGCAGCCAAGTATATCATCGGTGAAGCCCGAGAAAAGTTTGGTACTATTGCTGGCCCGCAAGGCGGCGGCACACTAAACGGTACCGCTATGAAAAGCGAAGGACAAGCAATGATGGACAAGTGTATAGAAGATCTTAAACTTTATGTTGATGCTTCTCAACCATTAACCTTTGTTATTGGCTAACAACAACTAGACACACTGACATGACTCTGCTATAATAGCTTTATGGCAGATTGTATGATCGATATTGAGGGCTTAGGCACTGGCCCAGACACTACTATTCTAACAATAGCAGCTCAAAGCTTTGATCCCTTGGGATCAGGCTACTATGAGCAGTTTTATTACGCCCGCATCACTCTAGAAAGCCAAGAAAACCGTAGCATACAACAAAGTACAATAGACTGGTGGGCATCACAGCCAGACCATGCACGGGAGGAAGCGTTTAACGAAGAAGGACGCATTCCACTAGATCAGGCACTAGATGAACTGGGTAAGCTGATTTGGCATAGTAAGCGTGTCTGGGCCCAAGGTCCTACATACGACATGAACATTATAGAACATGCGTACAAGAGCTATGGAAAACCTATTCCTTGGCAGTTCTATAGTGTGCGGGACAGTCGTACTCTTTGCAGTATCTGGCCCGATCGCCCCAAGCCACCAACAACACACCATGCCTTAGAAGATTGCCGTAAGCAGATCGATCTGGTACAAGCAACACTTAGACACTTTGATATTAAGGAACTGTCTTGATTAAAAATCTAGTGGTCAGTGGTTGTTCATTTACCAATGATTATCTTCATAAAACTTGGCCTAATTATGTACAAGAGTTTTATGAAATTGATCGTTTGATAAACTTATCTTTTCCGGGTGCAGGAAACTACTATATCAGCGAAAGCATAATTCAGACCTTGTTGAGATTAGATTTGAATATAGATGAAACATTGGTTATAGTAATGTGGTCCGGTTTAGTAAGAAAAGATATTTGCGTATCAAAAGAGTTTTTTGATATGGTAGATCACAAATATAAAGAAGAGTTGGCAGGACAACATTATATTTTCAGTGGCGGACGAATGGGGCCATGGGCTAAAAACAGCTCTCCAGAAAATATACCGTTGAAGCCGGCATTCGATACCATATACAAGATTAGCGATGAAAAATCTCTAGCTCACGAGTCCTTATCACACATAGTAAAAACACAACAATTTTTAAACCAACACAATTACAAGTACAACTTTATGAGTTTTGTTAACTATTGGCAAAATATTCCTGGTAGTCTTGGCCGCTCTGACGACTTTAGCATGACTTTTTATAACGGGTCTGATCCATTGCTGAACGAGCTTAACGATAAATGGATATGGGCAGACCTAGATAAAAACTGCCTATTTGAATATGCTAAAAAATTTAATACTCTTTGTGATGATAACTTCCATCCTACAGAGCAAGGGCAACAGCAATTTACTGAAGATATAATTATACCAGCTATACAAGGATATTTTAAATGATTATTGGAATTTCAGGACTCATTGGCAGCGGCAAAGATACAGTAGCAGACTATCTAGTAAACGTACACGAGTTTCGTCGTGAAAGTTTTGCTGGTACACTCAAAGATGCAGTAGCAGCAGTATTCGGATGGGATCGTACACTATTAGAAGGGCGTACTAAAGCATCTAGAGAATGGAGAGAACAAGTGGATACATGGTGGGCAACTCGTTTGAACATGCCGCATCTAACTCCACGCTGGGTCTTACAATACTGGGGCACTGAAGTAATGCGTCGTGGTTTTCATGACGATATTTGGATTGCCAGCATTGAGAACAAAATTAGAAACTTACAAGATAATGTAGTAATTTCAGACTGTCGTTTCCCCAACGAAATTGCTGCAATTAAAGCAGCAGGCGGCCTGGTCATTAGAACAACAAGAGGGCCAGATCCCGAATGGTTCCCGGCTGCTGAAGTAGTAAATGTTGGACCAACACAGAATCTAAGTTGGGCTAGCAACAAGTCAGTATTAGATAATTATAAGGTACATGCCAGCGAAACAGCCTGGGCAGGCACTGAGTTTAATTATATCTTAGATAACAACGGATCAATGGATGAGCTGTATGCTCAAGTAGATAACTTAATTAAAAATCAGGAGTGATATCAGCATCTCCGGCCCTCCATGGCAATTCAAGCCTGGTAATTTCGGATACACAATTTAAACAAACTGTTTTTAAATTATATGTTTCGCAGTTATTGAGGTTACCGTTAACATGATAAACAACTAACTGACTTTGATGTCTTGCTTTAAAGCCACAGCGATCGCATGTGGCTTTTTTCTTATACCCTGCTGTTTGCCACCGAGGTATCGATGGCTTTATTTTTTTATTTTTTCGAATACATATATTACACCGACTGCGATAATATACTCGATTATACTTGTGATAAGCTATTGCTCGCGGATTTTTGTTACATATAGAGCATAACGGGCGTGTAGTCATGTAAATATTTATATAGAGCTATATATAGGCACCAGTAAACTCCGAATTTTTGGTTAATTACATAAATATCATTAACCAATTTATAAGGAAACACCATGGCCCTAGTATCTCCCGGCGTTGAAGTCAGCATAATTGACGAGTCGACCTATCTTCCTGCAGCAGTTAACTCTGTACCATACATTTTGTTAGCCACAGCCCAGGACAAAGTTTCGGGCACTGGCGTAACAGTTGCCCCTGGTACTACTACGGCCAATGCTGGTCGTTTATATCTAATAACTAGCCAGAGAGATCTTGCTAGTACTTTTGGAAATCCATTCTTTTATTCAACTGCGGACGGCACTCCTATTAATGGATACGAACTAAATGAATATGGTCTTCTTGCAGCACATTCAGTTTTAGGCATTAGCAATCGTGCTTATGTACAAAGAGCAGACATTGATTTAGCCGCTCTAACTGCATCATTGGTGCGCCCAACAGGAGCACCCACAAACGGAACTTACTGGTTAGATACAGCCGTTACACAATGGGGTATTAATCAATGGAATCAGACAACCGGTGCTTTTACTGTAATTACACCTATTGTTATTACTAATTCAACTGAGCTCGACGGTGGTATTCCAGCTGCAAGCGTTGGTGCAATTGGTTCTTATGCGGTAGTAGCTACTAACACAAGTAATCCTACATATTATAAAAATGCAGAAAATGCATGGGTCCTGGTAGGAAGCGATGACTGGAAAATGTCATGGCCAACTGTACAAGGTACAAACAGCGTTGTTGGACAAGCTCTAACTGCTGCCAATGTTATTATTATTAATGGTACAAGTGTTGCAGTACCTGCTAGCACAAACAACACACTAGCCGGTCTGGTAAATGCAATCAACATTGCAGCTATTGCCGGTGTTACTGCAGAAGCTGATAGTAGTGATCGTTTAGTACTATATGCAAATAGCGATGCTGAATCTGACGGCTCAAGTGCAAGTGGTGGAGTTATTAATATTGATCCAGCAAGTACAGCTGGACTCCTAACATCGTTGGGAGTTACAGCTAATAGTTATCTTGCTCCAGCCCTACAGCAAAGTCCTAACTATTCAGTTCCACAGTGGAGAACTACATCAGATCAACCACATCCAACTGGATCCGTTTGGAACAAGACTACTAGTCCTAACTTAGGTGCTAGCATTAATGTAAAGAAATATGATTCTACATTGGTTGCATTTGTTACAAAATCTGCTCCGTTGTATGCAAATGATCAAAGTGCCAATGCTGCTATTGACCCAGTTGGCGGCGGTGCATCAGTTCCTGCAGGAACATTGTACTGTCAATATAATGTAAGTCCAGAAGAAGTAACTAATGGATATAACAATACACTTACTTTTAAAATATTTGAAAGAAGCACAACTGGAGTTACTACAATTGTTGGAGATGTAACTTACCCAACTTTTACAGTTGGCGATGAGTTTACAATTCAAACTAGCGTAGCTAATAGCACAACATTAACTAATGCTGCTACAGTTGTTATTGGCGGCACTGGCACTGCTTCTGATTTTGTTGCAGCCGTTAGCGCAGCCGCAGTGCCAAATGTAACTGCTACAGTTACTTCAACTGGTGCGATCGCATTTATTCAATCGCAAGGCGGAGTTATTGTATTAGATGATACAGACGGAACTGCTGTTGCCGATGCTGGATTTAATACTAGTGTAAACGGAATTAGAACCGGTACAGGAACAGAATTAATTCTTTCAGATTGGATTGCACTCGATTATATTGCAAGTGCAGTTGCTCCAGATCAAAATCCAAATGATGGTACATATTGGTATTATTCAGCCGTTAACCAAGTTGATATTATGATTAACAGCGGTACTGCCTGGGTGGGATATCAAACAGTTTCTAACGATGTGCGTGGTTTTAATCTTACACAAACAAATCCAACAGGTCCTATTGTTAGCGCATCAGAACCGCTTACTCAAACCGATGATACACCTTTAGTGTACGGTGATCTGTGGGTTGATACTAGTAATCTCGAAGTGTATCCAGTGCTCAAGCGTTGGGAATTAGTTGAACAAGTTCAGCAATGGGTTACTATTAATAACGCTGATCAAACAACAGAAAATGGTATATTGTTTGCTGATGCACGATGGGCCACAAATGGTACAACAGATCCAATTACTGGTGATTTGCCTTCTATTACAGATTTGCTAACCAGCGACTACTTAGATCTTGATGCACCTGACTCTACAATTTATCCAGCCGGTACATTATTGTGGAATACACGACGCAGCGGATTTAATGTTAAGAGTTTCCAGGTAAATTATTTTAATCCCACAGCCTTTACAGTAGATTCATATAGCAACATCGCATCTTATATGACAGGTGATAAGATTCTATATAACGGTGTGCTATATGTAGCAATACAAGATGGTAGTGGTAATCTTCCAACTGATATTTCATATTGGGCTCAACTAGAAACAAATACCTGGTTAAACGCTAGTGGAAATCGCAATGACGGTAGTCCATACATGGGTCGATTAGCTGTAAGAGCTATTATAGTAGCAGCACTAAAATCTGCTATTGATAGTCAGACTACTTTGCGCGAAGAGCAAAATCAATTTAACTTATTGGCTTGCCCTCAGTATCCTGAATTAATTCCTAATATGACCGCACTCAATAACGAGCGTAGTAATACTGGGTTTATTGTTGGCGATACACCGTTGCGTCTGGGCATTGATGGTAATAGCATTGTAGATTGGGCTACTGATGCAGGCGGCGCTGGAAATTTTGCAGCAGATGGATTAACAACTGCTACTCCGTATGCAGGTGTATTCTATCCAAGTTGCCAAACAAATAATGTAGACGGCGCGGTAGTTGTACAACCGCCAAGTCACATGATGTTGCGTACTATTGTTCGTAGCGACGAAATTGCTTATCCATGGTTTGCACCAGCTGGTACACGCCGCGGACTAGTTGATAACGCAGCACGACTTGGTTATGTTAATGCTCAAACAGGCGAGTTTATTACTACAGCAACGGGACAAGGTGTAAGAGATGTTCTATATACAAATAGAATTAATCCGATTACATTCTTACCTGGTGTTGGTATTACCAACTATGGTAATAAGACCATCTCTGGCACACCGAGTGCGTTGGATCGAATCAATGTGGCCAGGTTAGTTGCATATATACGCGGTCGTCTAGACCAAATTGGTGCTGGTTTCTTATTCGAACCAAACGATGCATTAACTCGCGGCCAGATTACCGCAGCAATAACAGGGCTAATGCAAGATTTAGTTGCTAAACGTGGTATCTATGACTTCTTAATAGTTTGTGACGAAAGCAACAATACTCCTGCTAGAGTTGACCGTAACGAACTATGGGTTGATATTGCAATCGAGCCAGTTAAAGCAGTTGAGTTTATTTACATACCGGTTCGTATTAAAAATACCGGAACAATTGCAGCGTCGAATTAAACCGAATCTGTAATTTAAGTAGCCTGCAATGGCGAAAATGGGGTCTTAAAGACCCCATTTTCTTTGGCTCAACTTATCATAAATAATTGCATATAGGAGATATATTATGACTATCGCATCACTTTCAAGAATGACGGTACCTTTGGGATTAGACACAGCCGGCGGCGGAAGCCAAGGTTTGTTGATGCCTAAATTAAAGTATCGTTTCAGAGTTACATTATTGGGCTTTGGAACTCAAGGTAGTGACAGTCCTACTACTGAACTAACCAAACAGGTCATGGATGTTACCAGACCGTCTGTGAGTTTTGAAGACATTACTCTTGACATCTATAACTCAAAAGTCCGTCTTGCTGGTAAACACAGCTGGGAAGATATTACACTTAATCTACGCGATGATGCCACCGGTCAAGTCAGCAAACTGGTCGGACAACAACTGCAATCTCAGTTGGATTTCCAAGAGCAAGCTTCTGCTGCTGCAGGTTTTGATTATAAATTTATCATGAATATTGAAATTCTTGATGGTGGTAACGGTCTTATTGTCCCAACAGTATTAGAAACTTGGCAAATGTATGGTTGCTTTATTCAAGCAGCCAATTACGGTGATCTTAACTATGCCACAAACGAAGCGGCTACTATTGCATTGACCATCAGATATGA